CAGTACAGGCACATTGTTAACTGACTTAGGAATTATTGCAGGTACATATGCATCACCAACAGTTGCAATTGCACCACATACATTAATTCCTGAATTTAAGTCAGGAGACACTACACCACGTCCAACCGGTTCTATTTGGTTAAAAACTACAGAACCAAATGGCGGTGCAAACTTCCGTATTAAAATTTATAATGGTGACACACAGTTATGGGATACTGTTACTGCTCCGATTTATCAGTCTAATGAACAAGCAATTTATAACTTAGACAAAGCAGGTGGCGGAGCAAATCTAATAACAGGCGATGTTTATGTTAGAGCAAATGTTGAACAAGATGCACAAAAGCTAGGTACATGGAAAATATTCCGTCGTAAAACTAACGGTGCAACTATTATTACTTCACCAAAAGTTACTAGCGGAACATTACAAGCTGCAAGCGATGTTGATTTTACTATTGACGAAACTAAAGTAAACAGCATGATTTACACAGGAAGTCCTAAAACTGTAACATTTACAGCTACAGGTACATCAACGGACGCAGATGCACTAGCAGGCGCAATTAATGCAGCTGGTTTAACTAACGTCCTTGCAAGTGTTGATGGACAAAATCGTGTTGTAATTAGACATAAACTAGGCGGTGAAATTAAAATTGTAGATACAAACGGATCATTTACTGAAATGGGTTTTGTTCCATACGATTCAGCAAATCCACAAGGTACAACGCCAAATTTATATTATGCACCAGGAACTACATCAGGAGATAATCCTGCACAGTATGTTGCAAGTAACTGGCAAGTCCTAACTTACACAGCAAGCGAAGATGAGCCACTAGAGCTTACAGCAGACGGCGAACTATGGTATAGTTCAGTTGTAGATGAAGTTGATATCATGATTCACAATGGTGATGATTGGGTAGGTTATAAAAACTTTAGTTTAGATTATAACAATACCAACGATAGAGGACCACAAGTGACTGCAACAGCTCCAACTGTTCAAGACAACGGTGATCCGTTAGTTGACGGAGATCTTTGGGTTGATACTTCGGATTTAGAAAACTTCCCAACAGTACATCGTTACAACGGTACATTAGCAAGTTGGATTGAAATTGATTCATCAGATCAAACTACTGAAAATGGTATTTTGTTTGCAGATGCACGTTGGAGTGATGCAGGATCAAACTCAGCAGCAGCTGATATTGACGAACTGTTAACAAGTAACTATAAAGATCCAGATGCTCCAGATCCGGCACTATATCCGAAAGGTATGTTGCTATGGAATCTAAGACGTTCAGGATTTAATGTTAAGCGTTTTGAGCGTAACTACATTGATGTTGATGGTGATAACATTAGATTCCCTGTAACATCAGTTCTAGGTTCAGATGTTTATGACTTTGTATCAGGCGATGATCAATCAATGGATGGATATTATCCACACCGTTGGGTTACTGATTCAGGCAACAATGAAGATGGATCAGGCACATTTGGACGCCATGCGCAACGTAAGTCAGTAATACAAGCACTACAAGCCGAAGTTAACGGTAACTTAGATGTACGTGATGAAGAATCGCGTCAATTTAACTTGATTGCTACACCAGGTTATCCAGAACTAATTGGTGAAATGATCACACTAAACTATGATAGACGCTTAACAGCATTTGTTGTAGGTGATTCACCAGCTAGACTAACACCAGATGCAACTTCATTAAATGAATGGGCGTCTAACGTAAGACTAGCAGTTGAAGATAATGACGATGGCGCAGTTAGTTTCGACGAGTACATGGGCATGTATTATCCATGGGGATTCACAAGTGACAATGCAGGTAACAACATTGTTGTTCCTCCAAGTCATATGGCACTACGTACACTAGTACTAAATGACCAAGTGGCATTCCCCTGGTTTGCACCAGCAGGTACAAGACGCGGCGGTGTTACAAACGCAACAGCATCTGGTTATATTAACTCAGAAGGCGAATTTGTTTCAGTAGCACTAAACACTGGACAACGTGATACACTATACACTAACAACATTAACCCAATCACATTTATTAGTGGTGCAGGTTTAGTTGTATTTGGTCAGAAGACTCGCGCAAGAAATGCTTCTGCACTAGATCGTATTAACGTAGCACGTCTAGTTGTTTACATGCGTGGCCAGCTAGAGAAATTGGCAAGACCATATCTATTTGAGCCAAACGATAAGATCACACGTGATCAAATCAAAGCGGCAGCTGATGCGTTCTGTTTAGAACTAGTTAGCTTAAGAGCTTTATATGACTACCTAGTTGTATGTGATGAATCAAACAACACACCAGCTAGAATAGACCGTAACGAGCTATATCTAGATATTGCTATTGAGCCAGTTAAAGCAATTGAATTTATTTACATTCCATTGCGTATTAAGAACACTGGTGAGATTGCTGCACTAGGCTAAAAATAGAGGCCCCTCAGCAATGGGGGGCCAATTGGATAAATACATATAACGTATTAGGAGAATAGAATGCCAATTACAACACTACAGAACATATCAATCCCAACAGAGGGATCAGGTTCTAACAGTTCGCTATTAATGCCAAAACTGCAATACCGCTTTAGAGTATTGCTCGACGGCTTTGGTACAACTGGTGGACCAGACGGTGTAAGAGAAATTTCAAGACAGGTTGTAGACGTAACTCGTCCAAACTTGAGTTTTGAACAAATTACCATTGATGCATACAACAGTAGATCATATCTAGCTGGTAAGCATACATGGGAACCAATTACATTAACACTAAGAGAAGATGCAAACAACAACGTACAAAAAATTGTTGGTCAGCAACTTCAAAGACAGTTTGACTTCTTTGAGCAAGCAAGTGCTGTTGCTGGTGGTACATATAAATTCCAAACTAGAATTGAAATACTAGACGGTGGAAACGGTAATGCTGGCGGTGCGCAAGTACTAGACAGATTCCATTTAGTAGGGTGCTACGTTGAGTCAGCAAACTACAATACACTAGCATATGCAACAAACGATCCTGTAACTGTAGCACTAACTATTCGTTACGACAACGCTATCCAATATGGAGCAGACGGCGATGGCGAAAACGGTATTGGTGAAATTACTACTAGAGCAACACAAGGCGCTTCAGGTGGTACACAAGTTACTGGTGGTACTAACTTCGTTTAATCTAAAGATTAAACTGTCATTCTATTCAAGCGGGGATCTTACACGGTCCCCGCTTTTTTATTATATACGCAGTTATATTACGAGATAAATATTACTATGAGTATAGTAGATCCGTATTTAATTAACAGTAATAGTGACTTGCATTTGCGAGATGCAAGGCATGCACATCAGTTATACACACAACATAACTTTGCTTTAGCTCCAAAGATGAAGTTCTTATACCATGTGGTATTTGAATACAGTGCTCCGCTTGGCTTTATTCCTAATAGTGACCAGTTTCGAAAAGAGTTAGGTGTTCTTGCAAATGAAGTATCGTTGCCTTCTTATAGACTTGATGTTGATACTAAACATCAATATAATAGAAAAAAGAATGTTCAAACTGGTATTAACTATGATGAAGTAACATTTGGATTTATTGATGATAATACCGGTATAACTAGAGCGTTAATGGAAGAATATTATAGATTTTATTTTAGAGATGGCGGCAAACATGAAAACGGATCACCACTTGATTTTGATGCTAGAGATAAGTTTAAACTAAATGTTCCTCGTTACGGAATGGATAATCTTGATGGTAAAGAAGTACCATTTTTTAAAACTATAAGATTATACCAACTTGCTAGACACAAATGGGTGTCATATACTCTTGTAAATCCGTTAGTAACATCATTTAAACACGATGATTTGTCATATCAAGATGGTGCAGATATTACTATGAATACTATGAATATAGCATATGAAGCTGTAATGTATGATTCAGGAGATATCAATCCAGGTGGTAATCCGCCAGGATTTACAAGCGAAGAAACACGTTATGATAATGTGTTTAGTCCATTACAAACTAGTGGAGGTGGTGGAGGTGGCGGCGGAGGCCAGGGC